AGCGTGTAGCCACGCTCCGCTGCGCGCTGCTCAAAATGCCGCCGCAGTCCGGTAATCATGGGAATGCGTTGCAATCGCAAATTGGGATTAGGTATGGCACCCCGCAGACGCTGTATGAAAATGCCTGCTGGTAGTTCACCGTCCCGCAGCATGTGCCAGTCCAAACGTACTGTGGAAACGGCTCCGGGATCTCTTGAGTACGGTTTATGTTTATGTAGCCAATCATTTCGAGAAAGTCGGCGACCTGCTGAAGTTGTTCTGGCGTGCATGCGCCACTGTCTCTCAGGATTTCAACAGGCTCCTCCCCGCAAGGGCATGGGCATTCCTCGTCACACGAATGCCCAGTCTGCCAGTCACCACACGGCCCCTCCTCCGATGCGACTATGCACTCTGCGGATTCCGGTAACGAGAGCGGCGTACATTCGTCGCACGCATCGACGGGCCTGGTGCTCTCGCATAGCGAGACGTACCCGCTGCCGCCGTTGGCTACCGTCAGGCCAGTGACTTGGCCGAACGTCGGGCTGTCGGGGTCGGCGTCTACTGTGGCTGTTATGTCGGCACCACTTCCGCCGCCGCCGCCGATCACCTTGATGGAAATCTTCTCGACGTATGCCGGGGCCGACGAGTCCTCGCGGTAATATTCGCCCTGCGAGGTCACGATGATTGCGGTAACAGCGCCGTCTTCATCTGCCTCGACATACCCATAGGCTGCGGCGACTTCCGTGTCGCCGTTGGCGGCAGTGAACACAACCGATTCGTAAGTCGCGTATCCGCTGCCTGCGGCCGTCACTGCCACCGAGGCGACTCGCCAATAGTCAAAGCCGCAGCCGTCCTGGTACTGCTCCAGCGTCACGTCGAGTTCAGCGCCTGTCCCTTCGCTGCCAACCTCAGCCGTCACAGTTGGCGAGACGCGACCAATCCTCGCAAACCCATAGCCGCCCTCCGTGAGCGTAGCCGACAGGATAACGCCGCACCCAACAGTGACCGATGCGGTCGCCATTGACCACCAATAGCATCCGTCTGTTTGCCCGCGAATCTCAAGCGTTGGCTGGTCGCCTGCTGGCGTTGTACCTTCAAGGCAGTCGCCGTCGCACTGTGTTTGCACCTTCTCGTAGCACGAGTATGTGCGGTCGCATTTTTCGCACGACTCCTGCGTCGTATATCGACAGTCCCACACGCCGCCACGGACACAACGTGGACAGCCGCTATCGCAGCAGCACCCTTGCCCTGTGCCGACCTTGCCGTCACGGAGGACGGCCTTGCCGTCTTGGAAGGTGATGAGTGTCATGGCGTGCTGGTCGCCGTACCGCAGGTGGAGATGCTGTACCACTGAAGACCGCTGACGCAAGTGCTGCCTTCCTCTGCCGCGCCGTGCCCGAGCAACTGAATCTCGGTGCTGGAGTAGCCCGCAATCGTCGAGAGGTCCACGCCGCCGAGGGTCAACACGCACGCGGTATTCGTCGGCGCGGCTTGGAGTTCCACCACGACCGGGTCAGTCGTGTATTTCACTTTGCCAAAAATGACGTATCGCGTCTCGCTCGTGGCGGCCGTCGAGAATCCAACAGCCGGCACGCAGAGATTCAAGACGCTCGCCGTGTTCGGCGTGCTGGTGACGCCGTAGAGCGTCACAGTCTTGTAGGTGTTGATTGCCCAATCGCCCGTGAACGTGGCGAGCTTCAAGCCCGCCGGTATCGTCACGTCGTTCACCCGCTCCCACGTCGGCCCGCTCTGCCCACGGTCGCCCTGCTCGACGAGCCGCACGACGCGAGCGATACGCTCGGCGGCACCGCGAGTGAAGTCAACGCGAGCAGTGGACACGCTTTACCCCTCTCACGACGGCGGCGTGCCGAAGTACGTGGACATCGTGATCCGCTTGTAGACGCGGCGCGTGAGAATCGCCGGGGTTGGCGGGTTGGCGAATACCATGCCTCCGCTGCCGTTCAAGGCAATCGGATTTGCGGATGCAACAACCTCTAGCTCTGGCTCGGGCGATATGACGAAGGCTCGCCGTTTTGTCCCAGTGCCGTCGATGTAGTTGAAGCCAACGTCAGGCAAGAGCAGATTCCACCCGGTCTGCCGACACAGTAGCTCGGCGGTGATTTTCCAATACGGATACTCCACATCGTCCACAACCTCGACCGCCGACTCGGCAGAGATGCCCTGCACCTTCACGCAGTCGGTGCCGAAGCCAAGGTATGAACCGTCATTTACGCAGTTCGTCACCGCCGCAGCCGTCGCGGACGGGAACGATTGGCGATTCCCCGTGATGGTGATTTTCTGCTGCGCCTCGTCAACCGTGACGCCTTCAAAGAAGTCGCCTGCGGAGTTGGTCAGCGGCTTCGTCGTGTTGTCGTCAATCCACGTCAGGGCAGGCACCGCCACGCCTTGCGTCTGGAACTTCCACACGTCAGGCCGCTCCCACGGCAAGAGGTTGGCATCCCTCCATTCGCTCTGCGGTACTTCGTACTGGGCGACAACCTCGGTCCAGTAGCGGTTGCCGTCATACGCCTCGTTCACCTCGACGTTGTTCAGCCGGGCAAACGCATACTCGGGATGCGGCGAATAGTGAATCGCCCCGACAGCGGTGATGATTTCGGTGGCATTCGTATCCGGGTTGTCGAGCGTCGTGACCCAACGCCGCTCAAACTTCGGCGATTCGCCGATGAGATGCGATGCGGTCCGCGCCAGTTCTCGCCACGTCACCACAGCCATGGTCAGCCCGTCCCCGCGAGGATGTCAACACGCTCGGCGTTGAGCTTGGCAATCTCTTTGCGGATCTTCTCCAGCTCGGCCCGTTGCTTCTTTGCCTCGGCAATCGCCGGGTCTTCCTGCAGCGTTTCAAAGAACTGCGAAATGCCGCCGCTGCGGAGGTCGTTGATTTGAACCGAGCCCGTGCGGATGTTCGCCAGTTCGTTGGCACGCTCTAGTTCCAGTTCGAACTGGCGGGCGGCAAGTGCTTCCTGCTGCTTGGCGATGTCTTGGTTGATTCGCTCCAGGTCCGACTTGCCAGCCTTGCGGCGTTCCTTGTCGCCCTCCAAAGCACCTTCCGCGATGTCCTTCTCGCGGGCGGCAACTTGGTCGAGAGTGGCAAGCCGCCCCGTGAGGGCGTCAATCGTCGCCTGGTCTCCCGCCTCGCGGGCTGCGGCAAGTTGTTCCTCGACGCGGAGTTGCTCTGACTGGAGTTTCAGCAGATTGTCGGCGGCCTTGGCTCGGCGTGAGTCACCGCCAAACTCGTTGTCGATTCGCATTTGCTCCAGGCTTGCCGCCACAATCTTGTCTACATCTTCAGCTTGCTTCGCTGCAGCCTCGGCGGCCTTCTCGCGTGCGGAAAGCTCTTCATCAAGCAAGGAGTTGACCTTGGCCTGGAGTTGTTCGATGCGGGCGATTTCGTCGGCCGTCAGTTTGCCGTCTTCCTGGGCGGCAGCGACCGCAGCCTCAAACTGCCGCATCGGCTCGACAATGGCACTGCCCTGGTCTACGAGACCATTGAAGAACGAGTCGAACCGCTCGCGGGTCTGCTCGATTCCGGTCTCAATCTTGAACTCTGGAGCACGCTCTTTTGCCAGCCGGTCTCGCAGCCCCTTGATGAAGTTTGTGGCGTTCTGCTCGCCAGACGCAGACGCAGAGACGGCGTCACCGCTGATGACGTTGGATACCGCCTTGGCTGCACCATTTGCCGCACTTAGAAGCTCGCTGGCGTTTTTCTTCGCTGACCCTGCGGCGGCTTCGCTCATCTTCCGCCCGACTTCCTCCAAGTCGGACGAAATCCACGAGCCGATGAACTCAAGGAACTTGCCGAGAGCCAGCTTCAGCCCGTCGAAAAGTATCTGGTACTGATTGATAACCACGCGGAACGTTTCGCCAACGGCAACAAAGATATTTCCAACAGCCTGAAAGACCGTGGCAACATTGGTGAACGTCGCACCGAACCCTTCAAAGTTGCCGACGAAATAATCGAACACGCCAGCCAGAGCTTCCGAGCCAGCCAACAGCACATCCGTAATCGCGTTGGCGATGCCGGTGCCGCCAGTGCCTTCGGCCCCGCTCCACGACTCGATAAACGTCAGGAACTCATCGACCACGGCAGTCACGGCGGGAGCCAGATTCCCGATGACCTGCCCGACGATGCCCTGAATCGTAGAGTTCACCAAATCGAACGCGTCATTCATCGCCGCGACGTTGTTGATTTGCGTCTCGCTGACGATGATGCCGAGCCTTTCGGCACGCTCACGCAACTCGTCGATGCTGTCTGCCCCTTCGCGGAACAACGGGGCCAACGCCGCCCCCTGCTTGCCGAAGATCTGAACCGCCGCAGCCGCCCGGTCGGCAGCCGTCGGCAGCTTGGAAATAGCTTCGCCAATAGTGGAGAACTGCTGCTCTGGCGAGAGGGCCCGCAGTTCCGCCACCGACAGGTTGATTTGCCGCAGGCTCTTGTCCAGTTCGCCGCCGGGAGTAGCCTTGCCGATGTTCACGGCGAGCTTTTGCACGGCAGCACCGAACTGCTCCGTATCCACGCCAGCCAGTTTCGCCGCCAGTGAGTAGCCTTGCAGGGCTTCGACGCCGATGCCCGTGCGAGCCGAAAAGTCGTTGAGTGTGTCAAGCGACGAATTGACGCTCGTGACCAGCGACGTGAGTTGATTCGTGACGCTAGAGAAGATACTGCCGAGAGCCTGGAACCCATCGACCAAGATCCGACCGATTTCGATGGCTGAAAGGAGCCGCACGTTCTTCGTCAGCGACTCGATGTTCTTGTCGGTCTTCGACGCCTGCTGCCCGACGCGGTCAAGGTCTTGCTGTGCCTTGGCGGCTGCCCGGTTGTATTGCTCCTGGCTCAACCGGCCAGCGTCAAGGTGCCCGCGAAGCTCTTGAATCTGGGCATCGTACCGCTCTTGCGGCGCGAGGTTCGCCTCGATGATTCGTGACGCTGCGGCAAGAGCATCTGCTCGCTGCTTCTCTGCCTTCGCCGCCGCCTCATTCGCACCGCTGGCGTCAGCCCTGGCACGGGCCGCCACCTCTTCGGTGATGGCTCCTTGGTCGAGAAGTTCTTGGATGCGTTGCAGCCCGGCAGTCCGCTTCTCGTCTTCGGTCGCGTACCGCTGGGCGAGACGCAAGCCTTCGTCCAGAACCGCCTGCCGCTGCTTCTCGGCCTCGGCAAGAGCGGCAACCCGCTGCTTCTCAGCCTCCGCTGCCGCTGCGGTCGCGCCGCTGGCGTCGGCCACCGCCTTGGCATACACGTCTTCCTTGATGGCACCGGCCGTGAGCAACTGTTCTAGTTCGGCAAGCGTCCTCGCCCGCTTCTCTTCCTCGGTCGCGTACCGCTCGGAGATGTCGGCACCACGCTGGAACTCTGCCGCCTGCCTCTTCGCAGCTTCCTCGACGGTGCGAAAACTCTCGGCAAACTCAGTCGCCGTGACCGTCCCCGCCTTGCGAGCGGCGATGAGGTCATTCAGCGCCTGCTCAGTCGCCGCCTGGGCGCGAGCCGCCGCCTCGCTCGTGCTCGTGAACTTGTCGAAGATGCCCGAGACGCGGTCGGTCTCTTCGCCCAACTGGCGCAACGCCTTCGACACCGGGTCGAGCTTCAAGCCCGACGCATCGGCGTTGATTTTGAGCGCGAGTGAGAGGACGTTAGCCATCGGGCAGTTCCAGGTCGCCAAGCCCGAAGGCTTTGCGTAGTTCCATCAACGCGGCGATGTCCTGCGATTCATGCTGCGGCGGCTTGTCTACCGGCACGAAATCGTCGGGCTTCGGTCGTTTGCCTTTCTCCGTGTGCGGTGCCAGGGCCACCGCTGCCAACAATCCCGTCTGCCGCCATGAATCCGGCAGAGCCGAGAACCACCGCGTGTAGGCGATGTGTTCCGACAACTCTGCCGAAGTCATCCGGCGGCACAACTCACCCTGGGTCATCTTGAGTTCACGAGACAACGCGACGATGAACCGCCGCGTCGGGCTCGCGTTCAAGATTTTCCCAGTTGCTCAACATCCTCCTCGGTCATCCGGTTGTGCTTCATCGCTTCGTCGAACAGGCGACCCATCACCGCCCCCGACTTCTTCGCCAACGCGGCCACCTGCTCACGCGAAAAGAGCAGGTCGCCCTTCTCGTCGCACAGGACGCGGGCCAGATACTCGGTGCGGAAGTTCTCCACGCCCGTCTCACGCTTGCCCATCCACAGCCGCTCGTAGTTGTCCCGCTCGCCGACGCTCATTACGCGGACGTGAACGTCACCGCCCCACTCGGGGACCGTGACCTTCTTGAGCCCCATATCGTCCGCCGCAAGGATCTGTTCTGCCGTCAGTGCCATGTCGATTCACTCCTATGGATTGGTCGCTGCGCCGACCGTGTCCATCACCTTAAAGACATGGGCAAATCTCACGACGCCGTTCGCCGTGGCGTTGATAGTCACGCCGCGATAGATGCAGTCCACGTCGCACAGCGTCGCGGCTGGCGTATTGACGGCAGTTGCCCCGTTTAGGGGCGGGTAGCGGCGAATCGTCGCGGCCGGTGCCTGAATGGTGAGTTGCTTCCGTCGCCCGTACTCGCTCGTCGGCAAACTAGCGATGGACAACGAGAGCAACCGCACTTCACCGAGGTTCGGCGTCCACGTAGTCGAGCGGCCGAGCGGCAGGTCGCGTTGAAGGTTGACCTCCAACTCCTGCACTTCAGACAGCGTCGCGCCGCCCCAAGTGAACGTGAACCCCTGGCACGGAATCGGCATCGCGGCCTCCCGTCAGCGGGAGATCGTGAGGACGCCCTGACCACGAATCGCGTCGTTCGTCGCCAGCGTCAGCGTACTGGACTGCACGGTGTGATAGGAGGCCGTCGTGCCACCCACGAGCGTCGCCCCGGCGACCTGAATGTGATACGTCCCGGTCGCCCCGTCAAAAATCACCGACTTGCCGATGTAGTCGAACGTGATGGTGCGACCCGACCCGCCATCGTCAGCCGGGAGAACGAGCGGCGTGTCCATCCGCAGGGCTTGCTCGCCCGTGGTCTGCCCGAGGTGGGCGATGTCGATGCGCGAATCCGCAGCCGCGCCGGGGTTCGTGTTGGAGAGAACGATGTTCGTCACGACGTAGGTGGCCGAAACACCATTCAGCGAAATGGTGAGCTTGGTGCCAAGGCCGGAAACGCTGGTATCGTGCGGAGTCGAGAACGACATTATTCAGGGCCCCAGAGAACTTGATAGGTTTGCGACACGCTATAGACCGGCGGCAAATCACCGCCGGCCAACTGGACGAACCCATCCGCCTCATTCAAGAGGCTGACAAGCCGAACGCTCACGTAGTTTCCCACGCCGCCGCCCCACCCATCCAGACACGACCGGACGGCATCCGCGAGGTCTCTTACTTGCTCATAGCCCTCCGCGAAGAGGTCGATAGCAAGCGTCACGGTGGGCATCCCGACCGGGCCGGAAAGCGACTGCTCACGCTGGACGCCTTGCCGCCGCCACGTCGCAAAGGGCAACGCCGCCGACGCCGGGGCAATGACCGGGTAGATGCGGCCCGCCACAATCGACGCCACGGCAGGGTCCGCCTGGAGCCGGTCGGCCAGGAGTTTTTCGGGAGCCTTGAAACTCATCCCACGCTCCCTGTTGCGGATCTGGTCAGGGTCGCCAACGCCTGCTCCAGGGGCTGGAGGATTTCCGCGACGCGGGCCTGGGTCTGGTCAAACGCCGTTTGCAGAGGCGGCCGACCCGTGGACCCGCCGACCGGCATGGCAGGGATGCTGATGGGCTGGCTGGATTTCTTGAAGAATGCCTGCGGCGTGCCGGGGTCGGTCTGCACCCGCTGCCCGCTCTGCCCGTGTGGCATCCGGGGCGTCGGCAGCATCCTGAACTCGCCCAACTTGTTGTAGCTGGACGCGATGTAGCCGCCCTGCCGCTTCACTTCGTGCGTCACGACATCGACGGTCTTGCCCGACTTCATCCGCCGAACGTGACCGAGCCGCGTGTAGGGCTTGTCCGCAGGCTTCATTATCAAGCGGCCTTGCGTGCCGTTCTCTAGCCACCACTGATGAAACGCCCGGTCGGGGCCAGCCCGCACGCTGCCGCCGGCGGCACTGGACGAATCCGCCCGCCCGGCACGGCGATAGCCCACGATGCCGACCGCGACGCCGTCCAAGCCGTACTCGACCACCTTGGATGTGACCGCCCGCTTCAGGTTGCCGGTCGGCCCGACAGGCGAGACTTCCCGCAGCCGCATCTCCACGGGCTGAATCGCCTTCTCAATCGCCGCCGCGCCGGGTTGTCCTGCAGCGTGCGGCCGAGGGCGTCCTGCAACTCGCGGAGCCCTTCCATTCGCGCCGACAGGAAGATGCCAACGGTCGCCATCTATTCCACCCGCTCAGTGCAGAGGGCTTCGTGATGGCTGCGGTTGCCATGCTCCAAGAGCGACGCGATTTCCAGCACGCGACCGCGCCACAGAATCCGCATCGTGCTGGTCATGTCCGTGACGTACCGCATCCGCACGCGATGCGATACCTCGGTCTGCTGCTGCCCCTGGAGCAACACCTCGCGACTCGATAGGCCGTCAACGCTGGCCCATCGCTCCGCGAACGGCTCCCACGTCTGCACGGTCTCGCCGATGGCGTTCCGCCGCTCGGTCGCTTTCTGAATCGTCACGCGTTCGCGGAGTCGGCCGAAGTCAATCATGTGCCGTACAACACCAGGGTGTAGGAAGCGGTGCCCGAAGTGAACTCCGTCTCGATGCGAATCATGTGGCCGCTGGCATCCCAATCCGAGACGCCGCAGTTACCGAACGACCGAACAACCTCATTCGGCAAGGTCTGGTCGAACACCACGCAATCGCGGCTGCTCTGGAACGCCACGCGGGACACGTTAGTGAAGGACACCACGCCGCCCGCCGCGTCGCGGAACTGCGGCAGCATCGGGTTCGTCTGCACCGTGACGCCAGCCGTGCCGACCGTGCCCGACACCACCGCCACCTTGCCCTCGGTGTATTCGGTGGCGTCCTGCAGGGCGATGCTCTTGAGCGACTTCACAGCCGCCGACGCGTCATCGTCGGCAAACTGCACATCGACCGCGATGCGACCTCGGATGCTCACTGGTAGCTCCCCCACTTCGCGGAATCGAGCAAGGCTTTGACGCCAAACGGAATCTCCGAGAGGTTCACGGCGTCAGCCGCCATCCGCCGCTCATACCACATGCCCACGAGCCACAGAATCGCGTTCTTGATTCGCTGCTCAACGTCAGCCCCGCTCGCACCCTTGCCGCCCCACCACGTCACGCTGACGGCGTTGTAGTCGAGCAGATGGCTCGGCCAGGAGCCGTTGTAGAGCGTGCGAATCACGCCCGGCGTCGAATCGCGGTCCACGCGGTACTGGCTCGTCGCCAGCGTCGCCGTGGTCTGATTCTCCATCGTGTAGGTGATGGTCACAGCCGTTGCCGTCCCGCTGCTTGCCATCGGCGGGCGTGGCAACTCAATCTCGCGGGGGAACTGGTCGTACGTCACCCGGTACTGGGTATGGACGAAAGTCTCGTCACAGTACGCCTCGCACCACTCACGCGCGGCAGTGACCAGCGAAGACAAATACGCATCGTCGGTGGACGTATCGACGCGGCAGTGGGCTTTCGCCTCCGCGAGCGTGACCGGCTCAACCGTCGGCGGCGTCAGGGTTTTCAGGCTGCGGAACCGCACGCGGTCGCCCTCGCTTCTTGGGTGTCAGGTCGGCACGCTCGGCGTCGTGTTCCACGCTCGCCGTTTCCACGAGGAGGTCCATCTGCTGCTCACGCTCGGCGATGCCGTCGCGGATGAGCCGAAGGGCCGTCTCGTCTTCGCAATCGACCACCGCCCCGATGCGATAGGTCGAGTAATTCTTCGTCAGTCTTATTTTCATGATTGGGGCACACTCCATGCAGTCTTGGGCTTACCGTTCGCCGTGTAATCCGACACGTACTGGAATACGGGCTTTTGCAGATCCTTGCCCGGCCAGACTGAGACCCATTCGCCGTGGCCGATACTGACGCGGGGCGAGACGTAGACGCGGTTCCCAGCCTTGCGGAACTGCTTCCAGAACCAAATGTCGGCGTCGGTTCGCCCGTCGCCGTACTCGCCCTTGTCATTGGGCTGGTCTTGGAACCAGGGTTTCGGCGTTCGCTTCAGAGCCTTCGTGCTGATGAGTGTGCAGCCGAAGTGAGCACTGTCCACCTCCTGCACGGGCTCGGCGAACCACGACATCGGCAGGTCAGTCGGGCCGCTGGGCGGATTGTCGAGCGTGCCCTTGAGCGTGAACATCGGGCGGCCGTCCTCCCGCTTCACCTGCAGCGGGGCCATGGCGTCGCACTGAAACGCCATCGCCATGGCGACCAGTTCCTCGACCGTCTTGCGGTCCCAGAACGAGTCCATGTCGGTGCAGAGCAGGTATTCGGTGGAGTCGGCGAATTGCTCCATGCACCGCTGCAACACCTGCCCCCAGAGGGCACCCTGCCCGAGCGTCGGGCGGATGCCGAGAGGCATCAGGGCTTGTGCCCATCCGAAGACGTTGCTCAGTGGGCCGAAGCGCGGCCCGCTCATAATGCACTCGATGCGAACGTCTACATCCGTGCCGCCGACTTTGACAATCATGCCTGCCTCACGAAAACAGAAATGGCGGGCGCGACGTTGTGCCGCACCCGCCATCTACTGTGTTCAGGCTGTCAAGCAATCAGCCGGAGTACGCAGCCAGCACGCCCTTGACCGAAGCCGAAGACGGGCCAACCTCACCCTTCGACAGCCGGGCAACGATGGTCGTCGCCAGGGCGGTCGCCGGGGTCGCGTCAACCTTCACGTACCGACCCTTGCCCCGCAGGTCGATGTCCATGCGGACAACCGAGGGCTGCGAAGTCACGGCAACCGACGCCGCCGGAACCGCGACCGTGTAGATCGAGGCACCGGCCGTGGTCGTGTCGCCACCCGACAGCGTCAGCACGCTGAGAATCGACGCCGCCGTGTTGGCGGCAGTCGAACTCTTATCGACGATAACGTCGATGCTGGCGTAGTCGTAACCCAGCCGGTCAATCGTCAGGGTCGCGGTGGCCGCCGCCGAAGTCACGGTCGTACCGACAACCGTCCGAGAGTTCTCAAGAAAGTTCA